TATATATTTTTATGTTAGAGGTGTGGCAGACCCGGTTTCAGTTTCAACATTTTTACAAAGGTTAAGATAGATAAATGGCCAATCATAAGTTAAACATATCAGATTTAGATTTCGACCAAGTCAAAACAAATCTAAAAACATTTTTACAAAGTCAATCAGAATTCCAAGATTATAATTTTGAAGGTTCTGGTCTTTCTATTATGTTAGATGTGTTATCTTACAATACTCACTATCTGGCATTTTTGGCCAACATGTCAACAAACGAAATCTTTTTAGATAGTGCAGACATAAGAAATAATATTGTATCACTAGCAAAGATGATTGGTTATACACCATCATCACCAAGAGCTCCAAGAGCAGACATTGATATTGTAGTTAACAATGCATCTGGTACTTCAATCACAATGAATAAAGGTACCGTATTTACAACTACAGTTGATAGTCAGCAATACCAATATGTTAACAATGAAGAAATTACAATTACACCTGCTGATGGTGTTTACAGATTTTCAAACTGTACTTTATATGAAGGTACTTTAGTTACATTTAAATATACAGTTGATAGTAATGATGTTGACCAAAGATTTGTTATACCGTCAACAAGAGCAGATACATCTACTTTAAAAGTTTCAGTTCAAAACTCAGCAGTTGATACAACAACATCAACTTACACTTTTGCTTCAGGTTATTCAAGTGTAACATCCACATCTAAAGCATATTTTTTACAAGAAGTAGAAGACGGCAAATTTCAAGTTTATTTCGGTGATGGTGTTACAGGTGCAAAGGTAGAAGATGGTAATATTGTTATCTTAGAATACATTGTAACAAACACAACTGAATCCAACGGTGCAAGTTCATTTACACTTTCAGGAAATGTAGGTGGTTTTACAGATGTTACTATTACAACAAATTCAAATTCACAAGGCGGTGCAGTCGCAGAAACTAGCGACAGTATTAAATTTAATGCACCATTAGCTTATGCAGCTCAAAACAGAGCAGTAACAACTTCAGACTATGAAACTTTTGTAAGACAAATATATCCAAATGCATTATCAGTTAGTGCGTGGGGTGGAGAAGATGATGAAGTACCAATCTACGGTGTTGTAAAAATTGGAATTAAACCATTATCTGGTTCTACATTAACGGCCGCTACTAAAGCAGATATTGTATCACAATTAAAACAATACAATGTGGCTTCAGTTAGACCTGAAATTGTGGATCCTGATATTACAAATATTATTTTATATTCTACTACAAGATATGATGCAAAGGCCACAACTAAGACAGCAGAAACTTTAAAATCAAATATTATAACAGCAGTTACAAATTATAATACAAACACACTACAAAGATTTGATGGTGTATTTAGATATTCAAAAGTAACAGGTCTTATTGATAATACAGATGATAGTATTGTATCAAATATTACTACAGTTAAAATGAGAAAAAGTTTTACACCTCAATTATCAACATCAGCAAGATATGATGTTTACTTTAGAAATGCATTTTACAATCCACATACTGGTCACAATGCGGCTATGGGTGGTATTTTAACTTCTACAGGTTTCACAGTAAGTGGTAACGCAAACGAAATGTTTTTAGATGATGATGGTTCAGGTAATATTAGAAGATATTATTTAAACAATGGTGTTAAAACTTATGCAAACACAGAACAAGGTACAATTAATTACACTACAGGACAAATTACTATCAACTCATTAAATATTACAGCAGTATCAAATATTAGAGGTGCAACAGCAACAGCAGTTGAGTTAACAGTTATACCTAATTCAAACGATATTGTACCTGTAAGAAATACAGTAGTTGAAATGGATATTGCGAATTCAACATTTGTTGTTGAAAGGGACGGCTTCGTTGGCGGTTCAAATGATGCAGGAGTTGGTTACTCCTCAGTAACGAGTTATTAATGACCAATGGCAAAGTTTAATGATAAAATCTCAAACTTAATTAATGCCCAATTACCCGAATTTGTAGTTGAGCAACACCCTAAATTTGCCACATTTCTTAAAACTTATTATCAATTATTAGAGAGTGCTGAGTTAACAGTAGAACAAATTGAAACTACTGACGGTATTCTTTTAGAAACAGAAACAAACCAAGTTAACTTATTAATACTTGATGGTGGACGATTAGGTTCTACAAGAACACAATTAGATGCTGGTGATAAAGTTCTTACTGAAGATACAGCATTTGGTAAATTTCAAAACGGCGAAACAGTTACAGGTGCCACATCTGGCGCAACAGCTACCATTCTTGCTGAAGACTTAGATAACACAAGATTATTTGTTACATCACAAACAAAATTTGTAATTGGTGAAACCATTGATGGCAGTTCTTCAAATGCAAGAGCAATCATTCAAGGTTACAAACCAAATCCAGTTCAAAACATTTCTGAATTAATTTCATACAAGGATCCTGATAAAGTTATATCAAGGTTCTTAACTCAATTTAGAAACGAGTTCTTAGCAACACTACCTGAAGAATTAGCAAACGGTGTTGACAAAAGAAAATTAATTAAAAATATTAAATCACTTTATCAATTAAAAGGTACTTCCGAAGGTCATAGAATATTTTTTAATCTATTATTTGGTGAAGAATCCGAAACAATTTATCCTAGAGAACAAATTTTAAGAGTATCAGACGGTCAATGGGGTACAACAAAAATTATTCGTGGTATTGATGTTATCGGAGATACCTCTAAATTAATTGGTCGTACAATTACAGGTGAAACTTCAAAGGCAACAGCAATTGTAGAAAATGTTTTTAGATATAACTTTGATAGCCCCGTAACAGAATTTGTTATTGACAATACTACAATCACAGGTACATTTCAAATAGGTGAAGTAGTACAAGGTACAGAATCCGATATTAATGACATTTTTATTAAAACAACTGTCACAGGTATTCCAGGAACAAAAGTAATTAATAATGATGGTGCATTATACGATAGTAACGCAACAATTCAATTAACTGGTGGTGGACAAGGTGCATTATTCCAAGTTGGTGATTTAGGTGGTGGTGCAATTACAGAAATTATTATTGATGATGGTGGTTATGACTTTGAAATTGGTGATAATTTAATATTTGATGAAACAGATACCTCAGGTACAGGCGCATCAGCATTTGTGTCAGTAGTTAATGGAGGTTTTGCTCCTGAAACTGGCCTTGCAAATGGTGAAACACTATTTCCTGAAAGTGAAACTTCTACTGACCCATTAACAAAATACTTAGACGGTCCTGTCATATCAGTAAATCCATTTTCAGTAACAGGTGGTCAAACAGTTGCAGACATTAGAGGTACAATTAATGATAGTGATGACGGAACAAATACAGCTGTCATACTATTAACAGGCCAAACATCTGGTGCAACTGCTACTGTAAGATATAATGTAAACGGCACAGCATTACAAGATGTAGATTTTAATGATAATGTTTTATATATTGATTATGTTGGCAATGACTTGTTTCAAAAAGGCGAAACTGTAACAGTAACAGCATATGATAGTTCGACATTTAACTTTACTTTAAGTTCTACATTTGGTAGAGAAGGTATAGGTATTAATGAAGAAGGTATTGATGAAACAAATATAGCTGATAGAGATTCCATTTATCAGATGCTAAGAAATTTAGGAAATGAAACGGATGAAGACGACCATATTGTTTTAGAAGATGCAACAACTTCAGGTGATAGTTACTCAGGTGATAAAATAGTACAAGAAAGAAATACCGGTGTTGGTGACATTACAGATATTTTCTTAGTAAATGGTGGTCAAGGTTATAAATCGTTACCATCAATTGACTTTAATACTTCAGGTAAAGATTTTATCATTAAATGTTTTGGTACTGAAGTTGGTAGAATTTTAAACATTAAAACTATTGAACATGGTATTCAACACGAATTATCTCCGTCACCACCAACAATTGAATTTATTAATAACAGTATTGTAAAAACAGTTTTAGGTACTTTTAGTGTAGGAGAAACAGTAACAGGTTCTACTTCAGGATTTACTGCTGAAGTTAACAGTTTTGATGCAACAAGAGGTCTTTTAAAATTAGATGATGTAACAGGTTCGCCAGTTGTTGGTGAAACTATTTCAGGTGGCACTTCAGGTGCAACGGGTGTGTTACACATTACAGACCATGCAGCTGCGACAGTTAATGTGGTTTCAGTTTCAGATACAGACGGTTCTTTCTTAAATGAAGACGGCTGGGTTTCTGAAAACACAATGAAGATACAAGATAGTTTGTACTACCAAGATTTCTCATACATTATTAAAGTTGGTGAATCCATTAATACATGGCGAGATAGTTTTTCTAAAACAATGCATACTTCAGGTTTCTATTTTGCAGGTGAAGTTGCAATTGTAAACAGATTAAATCTTAAAATCAAATCGCCAGTTGTGGGTGAGATTTCAGGAGTTTCAGAAACACCAATACTTGGTTTACTTACAACTATCTTTGCTCGAAATATTAGAAGAAAAATGGGTACGCTTACAGACGGTACAACTCTTAGAGCAACACCACAGGCCGCTTATTCATTTGAGGATAGACCAAGTTCATCAACTAGAGATACAACTGTAAGATTAAGATATAGTATATCTGCTCTTGTAAGTAGAGTTAGACGACAAGTTGCAGGTGTTAATATTGCACAAGGTTTTGCCTATGCAGGACCTAAGTACGGAAGTATTAATAAATATCATAATACAATCTTTAGAGGTGGTAACAGACAAAACGGTTCTGGTATTACTTTTGCAACATTAGGAGATTTAAAAGTATTTGGTACTAATTCAAGTTTAGATGGTGAGGCAGCTATATTCAGAATGACCTCAGATGTAAACGGAAGATTAGTAAAATGTGCATTTACATTCCCAACAGATATTACAGTTGTTCAAAACTCATTTGATACAACATATGTAAGATTTGATAATGATAGTTTAACATTTGACGATAATACACCATAAAATGAATATAAATAGTAATGAGATTTTGGTAACAGTTGACGGTGAAGAACAAAAATATGGCATTGATTACGAAGTTATAGAAGGCCAGGTAACATTTAAAGTTGCACCAGCAGCTGGAACAATTATAAAGGTATATAAAAGAAAAGATGGCAAGAAAAGTAGTTAATAGAGGTACTTCAGCAAATGACGGAACAGGTGATAATCTCCGTGATGGTGCTGGTAAAATAAACGATAACTTTAGTGAGTTATATACGGCCTTTGGTGACGGTTCAACTCTTACTGCTGGTACTTTCGTAACCACTACATCTACAAATACATTTGAAAACAAATCTATTTCTTTAACAGATAATACTATTACAGGTACTACTGCTGAGTTTAATACTGCTTTAACAGATAACGATTTTGCTACACTTGCCGGTTCTGAAGCGTTAACAAATAAAACAATTGATACAGCAACTAATACTATTTCAAATTTAACAAATTCAAACTTAGATGGTTCTGCTGGCATTACAAATGCTAATCTAGCAAATTCAAGTATCACACTTAGAGATAGTACATCAACAACAGATGCAGTATCTTTAGGTGAAACATTAACAATTTCAGGAACAACAAACGAAATTGATGTAACAGTAGGTTCAAATACTGTAACTGTAGGTTTACCAAGTGATGTAACAATCGGCAACGATTTAATTGTTACTAATAATTTAACAGTTAACGGTACAACAACTACAATTAATTCTACAACATTAACAGTTGATGATAAAAATATTGAAATGGGTTCCGTTGCTACACCAGATGATACAACTGCTAACGGTGGTGGTATTACTCTTAAAGGTGCAACTGATAAAACAATTAGTTGGTCAAGTGCTACAGGTTATTGGACTTCAAACCAAGATTGGAACATTGCATCAGGTAAAAGATTTTATATTAATGGTACAGATATTAAAGATGTATCAGAAACATTAACTAACAAAACAATTTCTGGTTCTTCAAACACATTATCAGATATTGCAAATGGTTCATTATCAAATTCAAGTGTCACATTAGGTGCAACATCAATTAACTTAGGTGATACTGCTGGTTCAGCAACAAACTTTAACTTATCAGGTACTTCAAGTTTATCTGGTTCAGGTACAATTGATACAACTGGTTCAGGAAACAAATTAAGATTTAATGTGGCGGCTGCTGATGCAACTGCTTTAGGTACAGCAATTAATCCTACAACATATGAAGGTATGTTTGCATACAATACAACAGAAAATGTTGCTTATGTGGCAGACACAGCTGGTTGGACAAAATTAATTTCGGAAAACGATTCCATTGGAGCTGTATCAGATGTTACCATTGCTGGTATTGCAGACAACTATATGTTAAAATGGGACGGCACACAGGCAAGATTTGAAGCTGTACCTCAAAAGATTTTAGCGGCTGCAGAAATTGATGTAACAAATTCTGGTTCAAGTGCATATCTATTTGACAGTCACTATTCAGGAAATAATCCAACAATTTATGTAAGAGCAGGTGCTACTTATGCATTTAATTTAAATGTATCAGGTCACCCATTCCATTTACAAACAGTTTCGGGTGCATACAGTTCAGGTAATTCATATACAACAGGTTTAACACACATAGCAGATGATGGCACAGTAACAACTGGTGCAAGTGCATTATTAAAAGAAGAAGGTACTCTTTACTACGAGATACCATCAGGAACATCTGGTACAATTTATTATGCTTGTCAATATCATAGTGGTATGGCAGGTTCAATTACAATACAATCTGATACAACAGCTGCAGGTGTTTCATTTACTACAGATAAAACAAACACAGGTGATGGTTCAACAACGGCCTTTACAGTAACATCTGGTAGAACAGTAGATGATGTATTAGTAATTGTAAACGGTATTGTTTTAACACCAACAGATGACTATACAATTAGTTCAACAACATTAACATTCACAAGTGCTCCCGCTGCTTCAGCGAGTATTGTGTTCAGGTACTTAGGATAATTAAATGGCAGAAAGTAACGCAAGTAAATTTTCAAGTAAAATAACTTCAGAAGGAAAAGTTGGTCAAGGTGGTTTAGCCGCTGGCGTAGGTGGTACAGATTGGCAATCAACTATTGTAACTGGAACAACATTAACAGCAGTTGCTGGTAAAGGTTATTGGATT